CAGATACGGTTTCCGGGCATTTGCAATCATGATCCGGAAACGACGGTTTTCGCGCATTACCGCTTGGCGGGTTATTGCGGCACGGGCATCAAGCCGCCCGACTTTATGGGCGCGTATGCCTGTTCGCGCTGCCACGATTTGGCCGACGGGCGGCTGAAGGCGGATTGTGCAGAAGGGGAAATTCAGACGGCCTTCGCGGAAGGTGTGATGAGGACTTTGGTTTTGTTGCATGAAAAAGGGTTAATCAAGCTATGAATCAGCAAGAATTTGAATTTATGAACGACTTGGCGCGAGCTTTTGAGCGTCGTTACCGTGATACGCGCAGCCGCAATCGGTGCTTGAGCATCGAGAGCCGCTATATAGGGGAGGAAGTTTGCCCGCATAAGCCTGAAATCGGCTTGAGATACGGCGAAGATGCCATGTTTCTGACTTTGCAGGCGTGGGCGAAGGTGGATGCGCCACAACAGGAGGCCATCCGTATTTCGTTCGGCATCGGTGCGAAGTCGCAGGCAGCCTACGAGGAACGCTTGCAGGCTGAAATTAGGCGGCGCGGCGAGCAGCCCCTGCATTTGCAGACGGATTTGGGCTTGGCCGCGTGGTATGGGGCGATACGGCAGGCGGCAGGGGATGATTTTGATTTGCTGTTTGAGAAGGTTTGATTTTCTTAACGGTTACGGTATGATTGCGAAAATTAACACGTCTTAATGAAAGATAGGAAATGGCATATATCAACATACTGGCTGGCGATTTTCATAAAGGGAAAGCCGTCTTAAAAAATGATTGTATTGTTCTTCTTCGCGGCGAGAAGGTTGCACTGCTTGATATTGCAGGTTATGAGGTGCAGGACGGCGGTGTGATAGAGGTTGTGTTTTTTGATGGCCGCCGAATGCTGGTAGAGAAGAACGACGCATTCCTTCAAGCAGTGAAGGTCGCCCTTTATAATGAATCTCAAAACCCAGAAGAACGGCGGCAGCAATACAACCAAAGGCAGGTTAATTCTGCGGCCAAGGCAAAAAAAGCAAAGAAAATCAAGCTGATTGTGGGCGGTATTTTTGTTTTGCTGTTTGTCGCTATGTGCGCCATGCCGAAAAAGGAATTAACGCCGGAAGAGAGGGCGGCCGCGGACAAGGCAGAGGCGACAGCCGAAAAGCAGAAAATTGATGGGAAAATTGCTTCAGGTGTACGGGAATTTAAGTACGATAAGAAAACTTATCCGAAGTTGTACAAACAGTGGGGCGAGAAGGCCGTCAAAGAAATGAATGGTTATTTACCACGGATAGCCGAACATGTTGCCCGGGAGAATTCATGCGACGCAGTAGAAAGTGTTGATATTTCAGATGCGCGCAGCAACCCGAAAGCAAAACAAATGGTTTTCTTTGTAGATTGCAGGAATGGCAAACGCTTTTTTGTATCTACTGACGACCTTAATTCCGGCCGAAAATCAACCGCTGAACAGGATAAAGAGATTGAACATTCAGTCGTCATCAGTCAGTGTGATGCGGCAATTAAAGCTAAATTGAATCATCCCGGAACGTTTGATCCGCACCTTCTAGACACGGCAACCGGAGTAAATCCGAATGGCAATATCTTGGTTACCCGTGGATTTACGGCTAAAAACGGGCTTGGAATGCAGATTGATTATCGGGCATATTGCGTTATCACAGACAATAAAGTGGAAGTTTCGGTCGAACAGAAATAGCAAAAAAACCCCGCACGTCAGGTTTGATAGGGATTGGGGATTAAATTCCCCATCTATCAAATTTTCAGACGGCCTGTTGTTTTTTTCCAGCAATAGGTGTATAATTCAAATCGTTACCCTTGCGGGGCTTTTCGCACGCCCAAAGGATATGAATTTTTAAGCCCGTACATAATAATGTGCGGGTTTTGTTGTTTTCAAACGACCTGAATTTCAGGTTTTCTAGCCGTGCTGTAACTAGCAAAAGGCAAGGGGCGGCGTAGCCGCTGAGGAAGATGACGCGGACGCTTCCAATAAACTGGGGGTCGCGCCCCACTCTCCTTTGTTGACGCTCTTTAAAAACGCGGAGCAAGTGAAACGCGTTTGCCCGACCTAATGGTCGCCTGCCAAGACAGGCTGTAAAGCGGTTCTTGCACATAGCCCCTGCCGTGTATCGGTATGGGGCTATCCCTTTATTTATGGTGTATTACTCTCCTTTGCCGTCTGTATTCTGATTAAGATCGGAATCAGGCGGCTTTCTTTTTTCTGTGAGGTTCGATATGAGCGGGAAAGAAAAACGCCCTGTCGGGCGTCCGAGTAAATTCAGTCAGGATTTGGCTGAGAATATTTGCGAACAAATCGCGAACGGTAAAAGCTTGCGTGCCATCTGCGCCGGAGATGATATGCCGTCAGCTACAACCGTTTTTAAGTGGTTGAATGAAAACCAAGATTTTTCTGAGCAATACGCACGCGCGAGAGACCGGCAGGCAGACCATTACTTTGAAGAGATTGTGGAAATCGCCGATAGCGTAGAAGCTGACAGCGCGGCAGTGGCAAAGGCAAGATTACAGGTAGATGCCCGCAAATGGACGCTTTCAAAGCTTGCACCTAAGAAATACGGTGAAAAGACAGAGCTTGACGTTAAATCAAGCGATGGCAGCATGACGCCGACGGTACGGATAGACGCGGAAGAGTATCGTAAGATAGCTGAAGACGTTTTGCGGAAGATTTAGCACAAAATGCTAATCCTTAAGACGGCTGGAATGCCATTTTTGATTAATCTTCCAATGGAATTTGAAATAAAATGGCATTACCGCAATTTGATGAAAAAGAAATATCGGTCATTCGTGATTTTTGCTGGCGCGATTTATATACATTCACGCGCTGGATGTTTCGTGAGCGGCGCGGCTACCAATGGACGCAGGCGAAGCATCATGAGTTGATATGTTCTGCATTGATGCGTGTTTTCAACGGCGAGACAAAGCGGCTGATTATCAACATTCCGCCGCGATACTCGAAAACGGAAATCGCGGTCGTGAACTTTATCGCGTGGGCGATGGGTCGTGCGCCTGATTGCGAGTTTATTCATGCGAGCTATTCGTCAACGCTGGCGGTCAATAACTCCGTGCAGATTCGGAACTTGGTACAGCATGAAGAGTATCGGGCGATTTTCCCCGGCGTGGAACTTGCAAGCGAAAGCAGTCATCACTGGAAAACGACCGCAGGCGGCGTGATGTACGCAACAGGTACAGGCGGCACGATTACAGGTTTCGGCGCGGGCAAGCATCGGGACGGTTTCGGAGGCGCACTAATTTTGGACGACCTCCATAAGGCTGATGAAGCGCGAAGCGAGGTTAGGCGGCAAAACGTCATTGATTGGTTTCAAAACACGCTGGAATCACGGAAAAACAGCCCTGATACGCCCATTGTCGTGATTATGCAAAGGCTGCACGAAAAAGACATCGCGGGTTGGCTGCTTGACGGTGGCAACGGTGAAGAGTGGGAGCATTTGTGCCTATCTGCCATTCAGGAAGACGGCACGGCGTTGTGGCCTGAAAAGCACGATATCGAAACACTGCGCCGCATGGAACAAGCCGCGCCGTATGTGTTTGCCGGGCAGTATTTACAACGCCCTGCCCCGCCTGATGGCGGTACGTTTAAGCCTGACAATCTGCAATTTGTGAAAGCCCTGCCCGCTGGGAATATCAGATGGGTGCGCGGATGGGACTTGGCGTCCACTGCGAACGACGGCGACTACACGGCAGGCGGCAGGCTTGGCGTAACAGAAGACGGGCGGTACATCATCGCCAACGTTGTGCGCGGTCAGTATGGCGCGGATGAAAGGGACAGGATATTGCGCAACACGGCGCAGAAAGACGGCGTGAAAACAAAAGTGTCTATCCCACAAGACCCCGGTCAGGCTGGTAAATCGCAAACTTTATATTTAACCCGTCAACTGGCGGGTTTTTCTGTATCTGCTAGTCCTGAATCGGGCGACAAGGTTACACGCGCCGAGCCGTTCGCGGCACAGGTCAACATCGGTAACGTGATGGTATTGGATGACGGCACATGGGATACGGACGCGCTGATTGCTGAGATGCGGATGTTTCCAAACGGTCAGCACGACGACCAAATCGACTGTTTAAGCCGTGCCTTTGGCGAGCTACTGGATACCCGTACGGGCATGATTGATTACCTGCGGTCGCAGGTCGAGGCAAACAAATGAGTAAAAAGACACCATTATCACAAGGCTTTATTGCCCGTGTAGCCGCCGGTGTCCGTTACGCCTTTACCGGCAACGCGGACGGGTGGTTTGACGCGGGCGAGCCTTTAGCCCCTGTCGCACAGCAGGCAGAGGGTCGGCGGTTCGATTATGAACCGTTCTACAACGTAGGACACTCCAAGCCGCGCGAACGTGAGGCGATAGGCTTTGCACAATTACGCGCCCTTGCCGATAACTACGACGTGCTGCGTTTAGTTATCGAAAAGCGCAAAGACCAAATGGAATGCCTGAAATGGACAATCCAAAAGCGCGATGTTGAATCAACCAAAGACAACGAATCGCAGCGCAAAGACCGAAAGGTCGATGAAGCGATCGCATTTTTCCAGTCGCCTGACAAAGAGCATACATGGGCGGACTGGTTGCGCATCTTGCTGGAAGACCTGTTCGTCATTGACGCACCATGTATCTACCCGCGTAAAACACTGGGCGGCGACTTGTACGCCCTTGAAGTGATAGACGGCGCGACGATTAAGCGCGTATTGGACAACACAGGCCGTTTGCCATTGCCGCCCGAGACAGCATATCAGCAAATCTTGCACGGCATGGCGGCGGTCGATTACACGGCGGACGAGTTGGTTTACCGTTCGCGCAACAACCGAAGCTACAAGGTTTACGGTTATTCGCCTGTTGAGCAAATCATTATGACCGTGAATATCGCCTTAAAACGGCAGATTCATGCGCTGGAATATTACACGGCGGGCAGCGTTCCCGATGCGCTGGTTGGTGTGCCTGAAACGTGGTCGGCTGATGATATTCAACGATTCCAAGAGTATTGGGATTTGCTGTTGTCAGGCGAGACGGCGGAACGGCGCAAAATGCGTTTCGTGCCGGGTGAACTGTCCCGAAACTTTAAAGAGACCAAACAGCCGCCGTTAAAGGACGTTTACGACGAATGGTTGGCGCGCGTCGTCTGCTTTGCGTTTAGTGTCGAACCTACGCCGTTTGTGGCACAGGTAAATCGCAGCGTGGCAGAGACGAGCCGCGAACAGTCGCTTTCAGACGGCATGAGCAGTCTGAAGAACTGGGTAAAAGCCCTGATTGATGACGTGCTTGCCCGATACATGGATATGGCGGCTTATGAGTTTGTTTGGAAAGAAGAAGAATCCCTCAATCCGAAAGAGCAGGCAGAAATCTACGCCATCTACAAAAACGCAGGCATTCTGACCGCTGACGAAATCCGCGCCGAACTGGGCAAAGAGCCGTTACCGGAACAAGAACAGCCTGATCCGAATAAGCAAGACGGCCAACAGCCTGAAGAACAGCCGAATCAAGAGGCTGAAAAACTGGGAAAGTCGGAAAGCCCGATGAGCGAAGACGAAGCCGCCGCGCTTATTGAGGCTTATTTGCTTACGCGCATTGACGGCATGGCTGAACAGATAACCGCGCTGATTGGTGCGGCCGCTGTCGATTGGCAGGCTGAAGACCTGACCGCCGAACTGAACCGGGTAGCGAAAATCGTTACCGACGGCTTGGATTTTGGCGAGTGGCAGGGATTGTCCGATGTGGTCGAGCCGATTATCAGGCGGGCGGCTGAAGACGGGGCGGTTGCCGCCTTGTTGCAGGTAATGCCTGACCCCGCCGTCGGTATGGTTACGAATATTCGCAGCCGTGCCGTCAAGTGGGCGCATGACCGAGCCGCCGAAATGGTCGGCATGAAGTGGGTGGGCGGCGAGCTTATCCAAAATCCTGCCGCCGAATGGCAAATCACAGAGGGAACGCGCGAAATGATACGCGCCCAAGTGGTTGAAGCCATGCAAAACGGCGACAGCGTGCAGGAGTTGGCGGGTCGCCTGAAAGAATCTCACGCCTTTAGCAATACCCGCGCCCGAACCATCGCCAGAACAGAAACGGCGATGGCGGATGGCATGGGCAACCTGATAGGCTGGGAAGAAACAGGGCTTGTTGCCGGAAAACGGTGGATAACCGCCGAAGATGACAAGGTTTCCGAAATTTGTAATACCAATGGGGATATGGGCGTGATTGGGCTGCATGAGCATTTTGTACATGGCGGTATGACGCCGCCTGCCCACCCTAATTGCAGGTGTACGGTCGTCCCTGTTTTGGCAGAAGATATGCCGAAAGTTTGATTTTTACTGTTGGTAGTGTTGGGGTTTGCCGCTCTCTTTACGGGGGCGGCTTTTTTTTGGAGTAACGAATGGCAAAGTTATACGCAGAAATCGCCAAGATGGAAGCGCAGGACGACGGTACCGTCAAAGTTTGGGGTTACGCCTCAAGCGAAGCGGTCGATTCGGACGGCGAAGTCATCGCGGCGGAAGCAATGAAAGCGGCTATTCCCGACTATATGAAGTTTGGCGCGGTGCGAGAGATGCACGGCTCAAACGCAGCGGGAACGGCTATCGAAATCAACGTCGAAGACGACGGGCGCACATTTTTCGGCGCGCATATCGTTGACCCTATTGCGGTTACGAAAGTCAAAACAGGCGTTTACAAAGGTTTTTCAATCGGCGGCAGCGTTACCGCCCGCGACGAGTTGAACAAGTCACAGATCACAGGTTTGAAGCTGACAGAAATCAGCCTTGTCGACCGTCCTGCCAATCCTGACGCGGTGTTTACCTGCTTTAAGGCGGATAAGCCCAAAGACGGCGAAGAAGCAGCGGATAAGGACGACGAGCCAGCCGATAAAGCCGATGAAACTCCTGCCGACGACACCGAAAAGGCAGACAGCGAAAAGGTCGATGACAAAGAAGACGACAAAAAGGACGAAACCGAGAAATCGGCAAGCGTGAATTTGTCTGAATCTGAAATCGCCATCCTGAAAGCGGTCTTGGCAAAGGCAGAGAAGCAGGAAGCGGCGACCAAAGCTGACGAGCCTGCCGATGAATCGGTAAGCAAATCCGACAAATCAGACGACCTTGCCAAAGCCGAAATGGCAGACGCGTTGGCAAAAGCACAGGCGGAAATCGAAAGCCTGAAGAAACAGGCAGCCCCGCCGAAAGGCAGCACCAAAGCTATCAGCAAGGCAGAGGACAACGGCGAAGACCCGCTGAACGGTTTTCGGCCGATTGTAAAGAATGACGGTTCGCTTGATGATGTGGCAACACTCATTAAAGCAAAACAAACAGGCCGTCTGTAACACCGCTTACAGGCGGTTTTTTTATTTTTGGGAGCTTTATAAATGAACGTGAACCAACTCACACAAGAAACAATTGAGCTGATGAAGTCAGCACAGGCAAACGGCGAACCGCTGAACAAAGGTTTTACACAGCCGACCAGTTTTACCACCGGTTTGCAAACCTACGACCTTTCCGCGCCGTCTCAAAAACTCTATCCGGTATTGACCCCGTTGCGTAACCGTATCCCCCGCGTGGGCGGCGGCCGCACCATCGGCTCAAACTGGAAAGCCATCACTAATATCAACGTCGGCAATCAACGCGCTGGTATCAGCGAAGGTAAACGCGGCGGCGTTATCAATCATGAAATCGTCGAGCGTAACGCGCAATTCCGCGCCATCGGCTTGGAAAACCAAGTAACCTTCGAAGCAGACTATGCCGCGCGTGGTTTCGAGGACGTTAAGGCGTTGGCGGTTGCCCAAACTCTGCAAGCGACTATGGTTGCCGAAGAAATGATTTTGCTGGGCGGTAACACCAGCCTGAAAGCAGGCGTTACCCCTACCCCGACCGCCGTCGCATCTAATGACGCGCAGGGCAAAATCAGCGCGTCCACCCTGTCCATCGTCTGCGTGGCTTTGGGTTTGCAGGCATACTGGGACGTTGCAGGCGCAAACAACGGCGCAATCGGTCAAAGCCTGAACATCAAGACCGCCCAAGTCCCTGCCAAAATCACACGCCAAAACGCGGACGGCACGACCGACACATTCGGCGGTGGCTCCGCTCAAAAATCTGCGGCGGCTTCCGTTTCAGGTGTCGGCACAGGCAAAAAAGTAACCGCCATGATTCCAGCCGTTCGCGGCGCGGTTGCCTACGCTTGGTACTGGGGCGCGGCTGGTTCTGAAAAACTGGGCGCAATCACCACTGCCGCCAAAGTGGACATCTTGGCAGACGCTGAGGGTACTCAGACCGCTGCTTCCCTGCCGGCTGAAGACAATTCGACTTCAGTGCTGGAGTTTGACGGCTTGCTGACCCAAATCGCCCTGCCCGATTCAGGCGCGTTCTGGTCGGACAACAAAGGCAACGGTTTGACTTCAGACGGCGCG